TAATGCAAATTTTATGCCAATTTATTGCCAATTTTTTATTTTCCGATAATTTATATACCTTAAAGTATGTATATTTTGCCTAAAATTTCTGAAAAAAATACTTGACAAGCCCAAAAATAATTTTATTTTACACTTGTGAGGGGTACATAATTCTAAGGGAGTTATTTTAAAATGTATGAACTTTATACCTCAATCGGAAGTTGTCTTCGTAAGTGGAGAGAGAAACATAATATCACTGCCTATACTGTTGCGGGTGATTTGGGAGTTTCACCACAATATTTTTCAGATTTGGAAAACGGACGGCGAACAATCACACTTCCTACTCTGATAAAATGGTCGAAAATCATCGGCTGCCCACCAGAATATGCACTTCAAGTATATTCCAGTCCTAAAATTCGTACTAAAACGAAAAATAACCGATAAAATTTGCCCGTAGAGAGGTTTTTTGAATAAAAATGATAAATCCCTCATAAAATTTTCAAATTCCTCTGTACGGGCTTAAAATATATACGCGCTCCCCCGTTCCACTCCGCCCCTCGCTATCTCAAAAAGGGTCCCCCGGGGGTCACTTTTCCAAATATACCCACCCTACCCCTTTGTAGGTGCTGGCAGCATATAAATAAATCAAGTATGCAGATACTCAAAGGGGGATTTATTTATTTCATTTATTACTGTGCGTACTTTGGCAAGTGTGGTAGTATAGCTCTGGTAATTTGTCGCATAATATTTTTTATTGTATAAAAAGCGAATCGGCAGCGCATGGGCTGTAACTCTGTTCGGCAAAACTACACTCTATTAATAAGGTGTATGCTACAGCCATGTGCTTGCTGCCTGTTCCTCTTATATGTCACCTTCCGCTCGGTTGTTTGCTCTCTCTGCCGTGAACTTGTCCGGATAACGGGCGCGGAGTTTCGTGATGTTTAGAGTGAAAAGCTCATCGAAAATTTTGACACGTTGCGCCAACGGCTCGTATATCCGCCACAGTTCCGAGGATTCCCAGCTCATTCGTTTCTGTGTTAAAGAGTTTTCAGAGTTAAGCTTTCGGGAATATAAAAAACTTGAATTAAGTTGAAAAAAGTTATAAATTTTTATAAAAAATACTTGACAAGCCCAAAAATATATATTATATTGACTTTATAACAACAACAAAGGAGATTAAACCATGTCAAAATTTACATATAAAGAAATAAAAGAAATAATAAACAACACTCCCGATTCTCTTAAGGGTGTACAAATTTCTAATCTGCCTACAGACATCAGGGTTAAAGTTGGCGGCTATGTTCAGCCAGATGCAAATTGGGGATATATTGTTCATTCCCTATTCTATGAAGAAAAAGTAATTAACGTCGTAACTGTTTTTGGTTTAATTTGCTAAAAATTTTAATAAAAAGGAGAATATATCATGAGAAACATTGACTACAAGACAGGTTACAATTTAAGGAATTTAATTCCTGGGAAGATTGACAGCCGGACATTTATCAAAATGAATAATGGATATATGACAGCATATTTACACAACGCCCCGATTGCGCGCTGGAACGGGGAAGCTTTAATTATCGACACCTGCGGATACAAGACTTTGACAACTTTAAACCGGATAAATGGGGTTTTAAGTGAGTTTTCGGCCGGTCGCGTAAAAATCAAAGCTGGCAAACTTTTATTTAATAACGAACCTTGGAACGGAATAGCTAAGCGGATATACCCTTTTAAAGGGGAGAATGTCGCAACAAAAGATAATATTTTAGAAGTCTGCAATGAATTAGAGCAATATATAAATAGAAGCAATAAGCGTAGCGCGTGGAGTAGAGGCGTTTGTACGTATGCCCTAGATTTCATTGACTTTTTGCGCGAAGAAAAGCCCGAGTTTTCGTCAGCTGAGGAATTGGAAGGGATTTTATTAAATGGCGCGGACAGTTGGTTTAGATTTAGCCATGCCGGATATTCGCTCATTTTTGATGAAGATATAGCCGGCCGCTTGTGTACAAAATCAGAACTTTTATGGAGTGATAACGGCCGCCGCCCCCCAAATAAAAACGAACAATGGCTTGACGTTCAAGCGCGCGCACTTTCTCAAGCCTGCTTAAGACTCAGAGAATCATTTGAACTTATTAAAAATAAAAAATAAAAAATAAATAACTGGAGTAGTATTTTGTTGACAGAAAAACAGCGAGAAGCCAACCGCCGGAAAAATGAAAGGCGCAGACGCAAGCGGCAGGCAGAGAGGGGGATTCTTTCGACATGGAAAGCCGCCGCCTGTATTAGTGCCTTGATTGACGCGGGCGCGACATTTTCGGAAGCTTGGAATATATTAAAAGAAGTTGCCGAAGAACAAAATTTAACAATTAGAAAAGATTTGAGGAATTAACAACATGAAAACATTTTTGAAAGCCTTTACAATTTCCGCAGCCTTGGGATTATATACCGTACTTTGTACAGTTGCTTATCTTAAAACTTGCGACAACATCGAAAAATCAAAAAAAGAAGTGGCATATTTGACGATAGACGGCACAGATTACGTCTTATCGCAACGGCAGTTTTTAGAACTGGCGGCCGTTTCTCTTGATGAAGAACTAATCTTAAGTCTTGAATGTATGCCCGGCTCACGCTGCGAAGTTTTGGCCGAAGCTATTAAGCTGACGCCTAAAAATTAAGGGGGTGGCATGAAAGAATATTTAGTAAAAGTTTATATAAAGGCCGATAATCCGAGCGATGCACGGGAAAAAGTAGCAATTTGTTTATTCGGTCATGGTTATTCGTGGCTGGTTGGACAAGCTACCGAGGAAGCCGGAGGCCAAAGAAAATTAATTAAGGAGTTGACGCGATGCGATATATTGGAAAGGCCCGCTGCCTGTCTGGACTCGTAATGTTTTCAGACCCAGCAAATTGGATAGGGAACAACGGATACCCGCGCGATTCATGGAATGGCTTTATAAGAAAAATTGAAAAGGCCGGAATCGAAAATAAACAAGGTGTACAGATTGACTACCCCAAAGGCGACGACTTCGGCCGAGCCGTTGTTCTAGATGTTGGGAAGAAAGGCAAATCGTATCCGGTATTTGCCACATATACAAGAGATGGACGGATAAAACAAATCACAATCAAAACAGAGGGGGATTAATGTTTCACGCTAAAATACAAGGCAAAATATACACGCTCGAATTGTGCAAAAACTGTCAGAACACATTATGCGAAGGGGATTTTTGCTGCCCTGAGTGCGAGGCCGAATACTGGGAAGAACACCGAGAAGAAAAATCATACTGGGAAAAAGCCGCAAAGGCCGACGATGCACGGCACGAAAGGGGCGTTTAATGAAAAAGCCAGAAACGAAAGAAGAAAAGATTTTGCGGCTGCGCGGGATTGATAAAAAAGCCGCCCACAGTGTCGAACGGAATGTCCGCGCCTGCTATCCACAAAAAACGGAAAAAGAGATTGAGGATTTAACCCTCAAAATCATTCAAGAAAATATTGAAAACTGCAAGAGGTGAAACCATGATTATCTTAAAACGCAAATACAGAAAAATAGTCGATTCCCTTATGAAAGGGCTAGACACGAAAGAAATATCGCTTGATTGTGGGAAACCAATTAATACCATTAACTTTTATATTAGCGCGCTAGAACGTGAACTCGATGTAACTAATCGCGTCGCATTAGTGTTAATGCTTGAACGGGAGGGATACCAATATGCCGAAAACTAAGCTTGGAGAAGCCCTGCGAAAGTCCAAAGAAATAGCCGCCAAAAGGTTGGAAACGCGCAAAAGGAAGATTGAACGACGCCGAACCGTACGCAATAGCGAGTATAAAAAGTTCTGCGACATTTGCTTTGAAACTTATATACGCTGGAGAGATAACTGGATTGACACGCTGGACGGCACCAGATACACGCCGGGGGATTATGAACACTATCACGCTTGCCACTTTATCCCGCGTGAAGTACTGGCTACGAGGTATCTAGAAGAAAATTGCCACGGCCAAAGCAGCGGCCATAATTGGGCTATGTCGAGTAAAGCAACGCCTATTATTAGGCTAAGAACTCAAAGGATATATACCGATTTTCTGAAAAAAAAGTACGGTTATAAAAAAGTGAACGAACTTTTTAAGCTTTCAAAGACATTGACGCATCTGTTTGATTGGCGATGCACGGCAAAACGTCTTTACGAGCAGGCTGCCTCTTTGAACAAAGACGCTATAGAAGCGAGGCTGAAACAATGTTATCGCACATTGGAAGAAAAACACGCCTTGAATCTCATCTTATCTGAAATTCAAAATTCTATTGACAGCGATAACGAATCTTGATATAATTAAGATGTTGTTATTAATCCACAGCAGGTTATTCTTCTTTCCTGCGACTCCAAAGAAAAAGGCCCCTATCTCGCTGGGGGCCTTTTTTATTACAGGATTACCTTTTTAATCCAATACTCACCTTCATCAATGAAAGTAATAGGCTGTTTCTGCCTCGTGATTGTGTTTCCATTCGGGAAACGCATCGGCATCAACGCCAAAGCTTCCCACTGGCGAACGTTTGACTCGTCCTGGGGAACGTCCAGACCGAGAGCCATGCAAATCTGGCGATAGACGCCAATCTGAGCTGCACGCTTATCTTCGTCGCACTTAATGCCACGCAGACCATAATAGCATTTGGCAGCAAACAATTCATCTTTGGTTAAGTCAAACGGCGATTTTCCAAAGAAAGTTACTGGAACGTCTACTTCATGTTCATCATCAAAATAGTGGGTGATAACGCCCTGAACATTGGCATCTTTTTTCTTAAGTTCCATTGTAACCGCTTCTTTGATGTAGCACTTATAATCTTCACGCCGCGGCAAAGTAAATTCAATGTCGTATTCGACTTCACCTTTGATTGCATGAACATAAACGCCCGAGATACGGACTTTCAAACCCTTAACGGTTCTTTTATTCTCTACACCCGGAGTTTCTTCGACTACGGGAGTTTCTACATTTTTTACTGCTTTAGGCATTTTTCAATTCCTTCATTTTGCACGTTAGACTCAGGGAGATGACTTGTCAGTTTCTCCATATCGAAGATTGCAGGCGGCAGGAAAGCGTCTGTTAGTTCTTCGGTTTTCTTTTTATATTCAAGAAAGGCTTTTAATTTTTTATTAATTTCTTCAAAAGAGGTATCCACATTTGACGGAACACCGAGAATCATAGTCTTCGAGAGTTTAGTTAACACTTTATATTGCAGATAGCCTTCTCTGCTTAATTCTTTAGTGTTGAGAATACCCTGTTGAATTGTCGGATTAGTCGCCGCCATATCAAACCAGAAGACCTTATCACCGAGTTCAAGCTGTTTCATTATTTCACCTTTTTAAGATTAGGGTTTTTACGTTTTGCGGCCGGGCTGGCTTTTCTGGTTGCAGAAGCAAGAATAGCCCCGGCAGCTTTTTTGCTTACGCCTTCCCGTTTAGCAATTTCATTTTGAGCTTTTTTAAAGCCCATTCCTTTTTTAGCCATATCAACCTCCTATTCGTAAATTACAGAAAACTCTGCGCGAGCCTGTTTGACAGCTTCCTCCCGCGGCATTGTCTTTGCGAGTTCAAAACAGCGGTCAATATAAGCCTGGTTGTTTGCGCCTTTGCCGTTACCTTGCGTAACACTTGGTTCTCCGGCCGTTTTTCCGGCAACAACATCAACATCATAGGCGACACCGATTTTTGCTGCTGCGATAATATTCCGTAACGCTTCATCGTTGGCAGCTTCAACTGTAGACTCCCACAGGCCAACCTTAGAAAGTACCGCTTTAGCCTTTGCGCGGTCTTTTTCATTCGGAAGCTTCTCCAGCAGAGCTGCCTGAAAGTCCTCTACACTATATTTTTTTTCGACACTCTTTACCTTTTCTGCCATAGCAATTTCCGCTACCGCTTTTGCCTGTTTCGGAGTAAGACCGCTGGCTTTGAGCTTTGCGATAGCTTCCGATTTGGTTTCCAAACCATTCAAAACCGGTTCATAGTCGGCTTCTGAGTAGTCTGCGGTCATTTTGCTGGCAAACTCGCGCCATTCTTCATCAGAGGCGTCTTTACCGGGAATGTGACGTTTTCCCAGCAATGATTCCTGATTATCAAGCTTCTTAAGGGTTTTTGCAATATCAATCTTGCCGTTCTCATCGAGAATAGAGCCTTTCCACCCCTTCTCCTGATACTCAGCGGGTAATTCTATTTCACTCACTTTTTGTTCTCCTGTTCATTGGTTATAATTGAGGATATAAGCTCAGAAATCTGCTTCGGCGAGAGATGCGACATAATCTCTTTGCCAAAGTCAGACTGTGCCAGATAATATTCATCTGACATTTTGTAAACTGATTTTAAATTAGAAACTACTTTAAGACCATTAGCCAAGGCGCGAGAATGAATAACCAGATATTCAATAACTCTCCGCCCGGCTTGCGTTTCAAAACACGCTTGGAACATCTGATTGATTAATTCAGAGCTTTTTATCTTTTCAAGATTTTCGGTTTTATCTTGTCTTGCCGGTACTTTCACGACCATTTTTACACCTTTTATATGTTTTTATAAACTCAAAATAGCGCATATTCTTAAATTTGTCAATTACTGAGTTTCTTGTTCAAGCATTTCAGCCTCGGCTTCTGCTCCTCTGGCTTCGGCTAATCCAGTCTGCACCTGAGCCTGTTCAGCCTGTGTCCGCAAATCTTCGTATTCATCTTTGGCGCGCAAACGTACAAGACCGGCGTCCAGAACTTCAGCCAAAGAATCGTACAAATCAATTGCGGGTGCCAAACTCGGCTGAATCTGTCCAGCAGCGCCAATAATTTGCAAATCAGAAGAAAACTGTTCAGCTTTTTGAGAGTAAATAATTCTCTTTACTACAGCATTTTCTTCAATCTTAAAGAGTCCGTCTTTATGTTCTTTAATGCGACGTGCGACTTCTTTGTCCATATCATACTTCTTATCATCAGCCATAGAACGCAAAACAATCATCGTGATACGGGTGCGGAAGTCGGAAAGTTGTTCCGCAAATCTGGATACTTGAGGCGCAAGCATCTTGTTTTTGATATTCTGAATTGTCAGAACCTGCGTCGCCGTCGGCGGATTACCCGTCTTCTGGCTGAAATAATCGGCCATGGCATCAAGTTTATAAGCCTGCCGCAAACCGTTCAGAATATCGGGACGAATAATATTAATCAGCCCTGAAATATCCCCGACGTCCTGAATCGGGAACACCGGAGATTGTCCAGAACCCAGAATACCAGCGTTAAAAGGTACAAACTTAGCGTCAGAATCAAGTTCGAGAGTGCCTACAGAACCTAAGTCATAGTATCCAATACGCGGGTCAGCCAGCTTCCCAAGTGCCGACATCGTTAAGAAGAAGCTTCCTTCCAAGGATTCAAAAGACTTTTTATAGTCACAGAGGGGGCTATATCCATACAATTTACCCGGGCGAATACTGTAACGGTTGATGCAATGCGGTTTTTCTGGATAATATTCGATATCCAGAGGAATCTTATCGTCCAAAAACCAATATCCCATATACGGCATACTCTTTTTGCCTAGCGTTGCATCTTTTGAATAGTCATGATTACGGCAAATAAGCAAATAAACCTTATAATTATTGCTTACATCATAGTTATCATAGGCTTCCAAAACGTCTTGACGGTGGATTTTTTCCCGTCCAAACGTGTCAACAATTTGTTGTGCTGTCCAGTTGTAGACCTGATATTCTTCTTCGAGGTCACGTCCGACAGACATTGCCCACACACCCAAAGAGCGGATAATAAACGGGCAACTTACGTCTTTCGTTTCGATACCGAACAAATCACCCGTTCCCAACCGGACATAGTTATCAATAAATACCTCTCTGGCTTCATACCAGCGAGAGCGGGGATTCTGCAAAAACATATTAATTCGGGTTGTACATTCCTCGGCCGTTCTTTCGTCAATGGATAAATCATCTAAGTACGAAGGCTTTACCGTCCACGGTTCCCGAGCAGGAAAAAACAGACCGCTGTAGTAATCTTTCGCCAGTCCAATCATACCCTTAATCTGAGGGTCAAAGCATTCATCATCAAGCGGGTCACTCGGATTAGTTACTTCCATACCTGTAGATGCTGTATAGCGCAACGGGCTATCTCCGGCAGAAAATCTTACTGCCCACTGCCACAAGGCCCAAAACGGCGACTTGTAACTTTCCAATGCTCCAACGATTTTGCTTATTTTGCTTGCAATTTCGTTGTTATCTCTATTATTTTCTGCCATAAGAACCAACTCCAGTTAATTTATCGCCCAGTTTTCTTAAAAAATTAACGCGCAATTTTGCCTTATTTTGAGAGCCGAAAAGTTCCTCAATAAATCCGGGGATTTTTCCGTCCTGTTCCTCGGGGGTTTCCCGGGGAAGTGAGGGTATTATATCATATATTCTTGATAAACAGTCAATAATATCGTCATGCTTTCCATACGGAAAATCTTTCAACTGTTCCACCAAATCCTCAACTAAATCATATTTTTCCTTAGAAGAATAAGAAGTCTTAACCAATGAACGCGGCAGATGCAAACGACGTGCTTCCACCAAAGGAACTAAGCGTAAAATTCTATCCACCTTGCTTTTAACGCCCGTTAAACGCTTAATTGGCGGAAATCTACACCGAGTACGCTTAATTTCCATATCAAAATATTCAACATCAACTTGTAAACCGTATGCCTCATAGCCTACCATGAAAACTTTATTCTTTGAACTTAAGTCTAACAGACAATTCCAACGGCGGCCAAGATTAATTTTGTCTTCTAAACCGTCAAGCAACCAAATATCGCTACGGCTGTCAATCCCCAGAACAAGCATACTTGTATAGTCAGAACGGGCTTTATCCGTATTCGCACTATCAACCAAAAGATATTTATTCATCAAAAATGGTACATCTTCCGGTTTATCATAATATTGTATATCTTCGACATTGAAACTTGCACTTCCGTCAGGCACAGGTTTTAATAACATTTGGCTTGAGAAAGTGTAACTTCCTTGGTCGCGCAGCATTTTCTTAAGAATGTCCGCGTCCATGTGAATCGGGATTCCGGTTAGACTTCCGTCATGCGTCGCAGGAATTACAAGACTCGGGATACCACGGTCTAACATTTCCTTATAGGTATCTTTATAGTTATAACGAGTTCCGCAATATCTTTTTCTTGTTGGCCCTGTCATCATACCCAAGTTGGCAGATAACTCCCAAGCGCGGGTAGTCTTCTGAATCATATACGCAGATGTCACAGAATCTTGAATAATAACGTCATCATAGACCAAAACGTCGGAGTGCATACCGGTTTTTTGCGAGTCAATGAGGCCAAAAGCATAGACACTCGGTTCCTTACGCGTTGTAGTGCGTTTGATATTAATGCCTTCGGTTTCAGACCACAGGGAAGATTGAGCTTTGGGCTTTTCAAAGAAAATATCAGGATAAATCTGCTTTAAGCCACTGTTAGTTTCAAGAATGTTTTTAATTTGGCGTAAGAAGCTTTTAGCCGTCTGCCCGTTATATGAAATTAATGCAACAGATATTTCTGGATTGCAGGCCAGGTCTTGAATTGTCTTCGCACAGGTAATGGTTAATGACTTTAAATGTCCGCGGGCAACTAAAAATAATCTGTCGGGGTCTTTTTGGACTTCTTCGCAAAAATACTTCGCATAATCGCAATCGTAAAACTCCCAGCCGATAATATGCCGACAGAGGTACCAAAGGTCATTACGCCCCCATTCAGCAATCTGTTCATTAGTCGGATTTTCGGGGCGTTTAGCTTCGATTTCATTTCTGCGCTTAGCAGCCGCTTTTATATCGTCTAAAATACTCATTTAAGAGATTTCCACCCCTTCCAAAGATACCAAATATACGCTGCGAGAGCAACTATTGCTAAAGAAAAAACAATCCACAAACCGTTCTTTGTTGTTGATTCTGCCGTAGAAGATAATTTTGTTTGGTTTTCGTTTTTCGCTTCTACCGAGCTTTTTGTTTGCGCGTCAATGTTTTTGCCTGTAATATTCTGGCTATTATCTGTCTGAGTAATATAATAGTTGTACGATGTCGTTGTCGGAACCTGCTTTGTGCAGCCCGCAACAATCAAAAGCACACTACAAATAATTCTCAGCCAGCTTTTTAACATCTTCAACCCTCTTTATCCAACCTTTACCATATATTGAAAAATTTTTCAACCCTCTCAGAAAGGCTATTCTCGCATTGCAGTATGTTTCAACAACTTCTTTTGTGTTTCTTTTCTTTACTGCCGCAATCGTTTTTGGCCCGATTAATCCGTCACATACCTCTGTAACCACGGATTGCAAACTTTTTATTGCCTGATAATTACCAGAATTAAAAGCAAAATCAGCAACACAAATCGCTACTGCCGGAGGCAATTCATCACAACAGCACCTGTCCCAATAGTCTTTACGGAATATTCCCATAGCTTCATCTTTGGTAAGATTTGCTATATCAAGCTCAGGATAAGCCCTTTTAGAAATACCGTATTTTGTTTCTCCACCTGGGTCACGCTCATCATTAACATAACCACCTTCGGATTTCATCAATTGTTCAAACGCCGCTGTGAATGTATCCATGCGTTTTTCCTTTACAAAAGAACGAAATAAGCCCACGATAGCCACAAAACAAAGCCGAAATACCATTCCCCGAGATTCCACGAGTTTTTACCGACATCTTTTTTGAAAGCTTGCATGGTAAGCTCAGCCAAACAATAGCATACCCCCATACTCGCCCCGCTCAACATAAACGGGATATTGTAAAGCGGAAGCCCTAAGAAAAATGTCCAGATAAGACCACGCAACGAAAGTCCGGCAAAGCCATAAACTCGTGGGCTGCTGATATGGACGATTAATTCGTCAATCATTTCAGCTTCATCTCGTTCAGATTTTGCGCCGTTAGTAAGCTCTCCTACATAATTTCCCCAGCCAAAAACCTGTTGGCCTATATACATACAAAGAGCATTAACGAACCCAAACAGATAGCAATTAATGCCTAAATTCCAATACCAACAGAAAACGCCCATAGACAGCCCGTAAAAAACGGGCTGCCAGAGCTTATTTAGAGGGAACTTTATGTCAGTGCCGGGAATCCTAAAACCTCCACGGATACGGTTTAGAAAAGCCCCAACGAGAGAAATTGCAATTAACTGTAATGCTATCATGCTGCTGCCTCAACTTTTTCAAATGCTGTACCCACAATTTCATAAATTATTTTCAGTAACCTGCATTTCTTTTGCCCCTCAAACGAAATAAGACGCCCCACCTTAAGACGTCTTACTTATTATCCATAAAATCTTTAACTTTGTCAATTACAATCTCTGGGTTGTTTTCAACTTTGCGAAGAACACTCTCTATAATCATATAGATTCTCACAGCAAAAAGACCAGCTACTCCCGATATTCCGACTTTGACACTGTAGGGAATGTCTACATATTCAATTAAAAGCCCCGTAAGCATTGAAATAACAAAAGATATTACAGCATCTCTTATTGTTTGTTTTATGGATACAAAAGGCTTAATTAACACAGAAACCCCCCCAATACAAGCTCCTACAATAGCATAATCCTTCAAAGTGTCGCTGATGTTCTTAAACAAAGCTATTCTCCAATTCTATTTATGCTTAGAGAATAACATTAAAAATTTAAGCTTGTCAATACCCTAACTCATCAATGCCCATTTTTTAGCTTTATGCGCGGGACCGTCGACATCGTGTAAGAAATCACAAGCAAATTCGATATAGACATCATCTGAACGACTGGGTTTATAATAATCGCTATAAACCATATTCAGGACATAATACCAATCAGCCGGATTGAAATCGTATCCTCTGTTTTTTAGAACTTTGGTTGTCGTTTCATAATCCCAATGTTCGCCGGTGCTTCCGTCCTTATTGTGCATTTTAGAAACAACATATTTAGCCGTTTCCTTCGTAAACTCAGGATTAAGCAGTAAATCAACCTTCATTAAAAAATTTTCAACCATTTCAGAATGAGATTCGCGCACTTCCTCCACAAAACAATCAATTTTGTGAGTTAATTTGTGCATGGTTTCCTCAGAAGAATCTTCTAAATATTCATCAATCATCTTTTGAAATGTTTTCATGTTTTTCTTCCTTTAATATCTTTCCTAGTGGGGTCTTTTTTAACTCTGAATCAATAATGCAAGAGGCTTGGCATATCTTTTTTATACACCAATCTCGGGCCTTCGCATTGCCCAGAATATAACCTATAATTAAATTACCAAGCCCCCGCATTTGTTACACCTTTTTAGCCTGTACTGCCGCGCTTGCCGTGGTCGTCCCCGTCGGGAAAGCCACATCATAGCAGCTTTTTCTCAAGCAGCAAAGCATAGAAGCATGAACAGGATTATTACCATAAACCATATCATAGCAGCGCCGACATTTAAGCTGGTCTGCCCGCACATAGTTTCCGGTACGCAGCCGCATTTCTATTGTTGTCGTAGGCGTTTGCAAAAGAACCTGACTAACCCCGGCAGTTGACGGGATAGGCTGGCACAGAATCAGCTTAAACTCCTGATGATTCGCTAAAGTAACGGCAGGAATGTTAATCAACAGTTGACTTCCGGCCATAACAATTGAGGTCGATTTAATAGTTAATATATCACAAGTCATTTTATTTCTCCGAATAAAAGAAAAATCAGGGCGGCTAGGGAGAACCGCCCGAAGCTTTTAAACAAGTACGTTGTTACTGCCACAACCGCAACCACCAAGACGGTCAATACCCAGACCGTTAATGATTCCGGCGTTCGGGCAAACAGCACCGATACCGGTAATGTCAGGTCTACGCAGCATATTGCACTGAATAGAAGCGAGCTGAGCGTTAACCGGTGCCAACTGGTCTTTAACAAACAACTGATTTTCTAAAGACATGATTTTACGGTCGCGTTCAGCAACTTTATCACGTTCAGCCTGATAGGCGTAGAAATCAATCTTCGTCTGAGTAGCATTAGCTGTCGCCTGTACCAATTCTCTTGTCTGCGCGGCCTGCTGTTCAGTTAAATACTGAGTGCGCGCAGTATTGATAATTTCCTGTTTTTCAGCGTCACAGGTTGCCCGATAATTCTGGAAACCATAGCTGGAAGCACCGAATCCGATTCCGTCGCCTAAAGGAACGAAACCGTTTCCATTACCCCAACCGTTGCCCCAGTTACCGAAGCCGCCACGGCCTACAACAGCAAAAATCAAAATAAACAGAATTGCCAGAAATCCAATTCCGCCCATGCTATAAGATTTTTCGTCCATAGGGTTTTACTCCTAAATAAGCCCGATACTATTTGAGCCTTGCAAGATTTGCCTGCAACTGCTCCAACTCGCTGACAGGGGCTTGTTCTGCCAACGGGTAATTAGGTTCAAAAATTTGTTCAAGCTTGTTTAAATCAGCCAAAAGCTGCTCTTTATTGCCATATTTATTAATAAGCCAACCAATCCCCGGGAAATTAAGCGCAGATTTAGCGCGACGAATTGTATCCGCGGTTATCCCATGTTTTGAAAGTTCCTCTTTAGGGTTTTGGCACGTTGTTGCTATCCTGTTGGCAAGGTCGAATAGCTGGCTGAACATTCCCGCTCCCTTTTGTCCTAGCATTTTCTGAGCGTCCTGCACCATTATTTCCTTGTTGAACATCTCCTACTCCCTCCAGTTTGTTTACTTTTTCATTAAGCGTTACAATGGTGTTAGACATATCTAACATCATTTTTTGAGTTTCTTTTAATGTTTCTTGAAGTTCCAGATTAATTTCTTCTGCTGTTTTAGGCTTTGTCAAAATTCCGGCATCAATAAGTTTCTGCTGAAAACCTTTAGCCGTATCAACAGCTTTATTAAATTCGTCATTGACGACGCCTAATTGCTGTCCATAAGAATTAAATATTTTACCGTTTTGTATAAAACCGATAAAACTCTGATTGTTTTGATTAAGATAACCGTCCAAATTCTTTCTCCCCTAAAAAATCCAAAAGGTTTTTGTTATTTTCATCAGAAAGATAGCACGGTAAAATAATTTAATCTTGGCAAATTATTGGCATATTTTTGGCACAAAAAAACCGCCGTTATGGCGGTTAAGACTTAGAATGAGATTTCCTAAACATATCTAACGCTTCTTTTAGGCGTCTGACAAAAGTCCAATAACTTAAATGAATATTATAACTTTCAGCAAGAAAATCACAGTCGGCAAAGCCTTCTTTTCTTTCAATGCAAGCTGCAATTAACACCTCTTTGTACGAAGAAGGGATTTTATATTTATGAAGCAAGCTAAGAGCTTCTAAAGGAGGTAAAGATTTAAGATAAATTTTAGTTGCACGGTTTTCAATATTCATGGCTTTTATCTCTATTTTTTCCTTGGAGAAACATTTACCAATTTAAGCGTCGGGTCTTTGTTTATGATTTTGCTGCCACGATAAAGATTAATGGCAATACGCTTATTAGGAAAATTATTAGAAATCTTAACAGTTGAGTTTTTTCTTATCTTAGCAGACTGCTTTACTCTCACCATTTACTTTATCCATTGCTCTGATTAATATCGCTACTGACGTTATTGTCTGCTGTTAAAACAACTTCTGTTTCTAATGTCGCTAAATAAATATTGCCGCAGACAGAAAAAATCAGCAAAACTGCTAAAATCCATGTGGCGACAAACCAAGGTTTGGCAATTATCTTGCTTAGTTCTATAATGCGTTCTAAATCCATTATTCTACTCCATTAATACAAGCCTCTACGGCACCTTCTTTCGGATATTCAAGCCTGATTTGTTCCCGAATTTCCTCAATTTTTTCCTCAATAGCCTTAAGAGTTTCTTCGGAATATCCTTTACGGGTCTTATAGGCCAGTTCTGCTTCTAGGCCGTCTGTTCTTTCCCGATATGCACTTTCCCTCAATGCGTCAATTTCGTTTAATGTCCGAATAACCTCTTTGTATTCTCCGACAATAGTTGTTGGTGTTTCTTTGTAGACAACTTTATATTCTTTGCCGTCCTGAGGATAATCCTCATAAGTAACAGGCTTGTAACCGTCTTCCAGAAGCATAGCGCTGTTACTTTCAAGATTGTAACCGAAAGTATGAATACCGTTCTTTTCAATGTATTCAGGCGCAAATTGAATAACGCCGTTGTTTAATTTTGCATAAAACATCTTATACTCCTAAATAAGTTATCCGAACCAATCCGGCAGTTCCGTCACCAGTATCATCACCAGCACCAGTTCCGAAGCCTTGATAGACAGATTTTCCTCCGTGTCCCCACCTTCCGACTTTACTTCCGTCTTCTCCGGCATTACCGTTTGACTGGAACTCGACCGAAGTGAAATATTTTTCTCTGAAACTGCCGGTATTAACAATAGTTCCGCCTGTACCATGTCCAGACCACCCACCAGAACCAGTACCGGCACTGTTACAATACAATCTTATATCTAAATTTCCTTGTTCGCTTATCCAACTATTTGTACCGTCGCCACCAGAACCTACATATCCACGGTTAGTTGAACCAACGTGTCCGGCATAGATATCAAACATCTGAGATTCAGCGGTAACATTCATAATCCCAACAAATGCGGAACCCGAACCCCCGCCGCCAGAGTTGAAAGCTACGCCATTATTTGTGGCGAATCCGCCTTGTCCCCCTCCTCCGCCGACAAGTTCAACTCTGTAACGTCCACGCAATAAATTAATGGACTCAATAGCTGCTGATGACACTCTTTCAATAACCACTTGTCCCGGGATGAAACCATATTGTCCTATATAAGTTACTCTTACTCGGCCGTTCTGCCCCGGATTAACCCCTATGGTAGTACCTGATTGACATGTTCCGTAACCACCGCGGCCGGAAATTCCGTCCGCGTCCACAGAAGCACCACCGACACCATAAGAAGATGTTGATGCGCCACGAGTTCCAGGATTACCGTTAACGTTAGATAGTACCTCCAAATATCCTAACTGGTTCCTAGCAATCCACCCTTCCCCGCCACCGCCTGGTTCTCTGTTTACCGAACGGCCGCCCCCTTGCGTCGCCCCAATAGCCGTATCATCTGAGTAGGGAGTTTGCTGATAAAATACAGCCCCGGCAGTGTGGTCTTGGAAAGATTTTCCAGCTGAGTAATAATAAACACCTTTATTAAGCAGCACATCAAATTCCAAGTGCTTACCAGAACCACCACCGCCGCCACAAGCTGACAATGAATTGGCACGCCAACCGCCATATCCACCAGCCGCGGTTAAATATATCCTGTAAATTCCGTTAACCGGAAGCTCAATAGGTGTCATTCCGTAAGTTCTGGAATCAACCAGAACTTTGCCGGGAGCGATGCTTAGCGAACTGCCAAGCGGGTCAAGGCGATAAGGAATCCCCATGCTTAATTTTCCTCTCCTGCGTCGGACATTAGAACTTTACTCCAATCAGAACCCACCATGAGCGCCAATAAATGTGCTTTACCTGAACTAAAATTAGGTTGATTAGCATTAATCCACCCGATAATTCCGCCCGGCATACCGAAGCTTACAGTCGCAGCTCCATTTGGAAAGTAAACAAAAAACTTAACTAAAAACCAATGTTCGGGAAACGTAAGATTGCTAGTATCTAAAAGAATCGTGGTGTTACCCGTTACCTTTAGTCCAATAAATTCATCTGAATCTTGTAAGACAACAGCAGTAGTACCTATACACTCAATATTCCTATTTTTTTCAAACCCTCTCTGATTCTTATTTACTTTATTTTCCAAAGATGTGATAATCTCGGCCTGCACTTCTTCGCTTGCTTCAATTACCCCACTCGAAACCTGAATAAACCAGCGGTAGGCCACAGCGTTCTGCTGTACATTAGCTCCGTCTTTATAGATAGAGGAACTGTTGGAGGCGTTGAATCTAGTAATGTCGTTAACCGCTGTTGTAGAAGTAATTGAAATTGATGTAGAACTTGATACGTCACCATGAGAAGTGTAGCTAAATGCACCCGTAGCATCTGCAATACCGCCAGCACCGGGGTTTGATGCCAACGGCCTTGAGGTAATTGTACCTGTAATATTTGGCAGACTTTGTTTTTTATAGCTACCGTTGGCCTCGAAAGCTCCAGCCTGTACTACCACATCTTTTATCGTCGGCCAGCGCAATCTTTGTTCTGTCGGGTCATAACCGATTTTTCCACAAACACCGCCATTAGCGGCAAGTTCTGCCTCATATTCAGCAAAGGTAATTGTCGGGATTTTTCCGGCAACGATAAAATCAACAAAGCCCTTCAGGTTATTGTTTGCGATGCTTTCAACATCTCCGCCACAATAGCGCGCACCCACCGGCACATCAGACCGTAAAGCACAATAAATTTCACCAAGAGCCAGAGGTTTAATCTGGGATTTTAACTCGTCCCAGCCATAGACAGAGCCGGTACCGTCATCTTCTGCAAAAACCTGCCCCTCGGCAGCTTTACCTTTAATGATACCCGCGGAGGTATTGGTAAACAACGCCGGCCCCGCTTCCGAAGTTGACACGAACCAAACATGACTGTCGGTGTAATAAACCCATTCGATTTTATGCGGGATATCGTAAAGGGCAAGACGCGCACCCGGTGCGATATCTGAAATTACTAAGCCACTTGCTTCTTCCCATGCGTTTGTAATTTCTTTTTGAGCTGGAGCATCTCCCAATGCAGAAGAAGAAAAATAACGCTGATTAATCTGTTCAATGTTTGCAGTTGCATTTTTAAGAGCCGTCGCCTGAGATATATTCATAACTCCGGCATTTCCCGGATAGTCTGCGGTAGTGGGAGCGGCCACCGGCAACGGTACCTGTTCGACAGCCTGTTCGCCGGAAGCAAACTGAGCCGTCGCTTTGTCCAAGATAACAGTGCTTGAGGTGTCAGGATTAACCGAAAAATCAGTAACAATTTGTTCCGGGATAAGTCCGGCTTGCCCCGTTGAATACCATGTTACGCCCAAATCATTAGACCACTCAACAAAACGAGTAACTTTTCCGTCGGTTACCTTTTCGTTCATACGCATCATTAGGGCGGCTGTATTGTTCGGCCCCGGTTCCGGAGTAATGACTACCTGTCCGCCGACGAATGGAGTAAATTTAAAAGTTAAATCGTTCCAATCTATGTATAATAACCGCTGGTGGTCTGCCGCACTTGTGAGAATAAGCTTAAAAATTTCCTTCTGAAAAATATCTAACTGGAAAACTTTTTCCTTTGCATGGAGGCTTACTTCCTGTATCATTTTAGTTAATTTATCAAGAGCTTTTTCAACGTCCTCAGCAGAAAAACCAGATGATGTGCGAAAACTTGTTTCCTGAGTCTGTTCAGTATAGCGGTAGATAAAAATAACCGTTCCGGGGGCAGGTGCTTCCGCAAAACGAATCATACCAAGAAAATTGCCGTATGTATCTTTCATAACAGCAAAGTTAGGATTGTTATTTACAGTTCCGTCAGTGTTAAGTAATTTACATTTAACTTCGCTTTCGACTTTTGTTTCAAAGCCTACCGCGCCGTTATACGCGTAAGAATAATCGGTAATTGTACCGTTAGCCTCGTAAAAAACAAACTCAATTGGCGTCGTTATCGTCATCTTCTTTACCCTCATTAGTAATATTCATTACTGCCCCGGCAAGACCGTCATCTGCGGGAGGAACTTTACCATATTTAACAATCAATCCGGCAAGAATAACCGTATGGTTAAGTTCGTCGCCGATAATTTCCTGTATGTCTTTCATAATTTTTTTGGAGTCTTCAATTGTTTTTTTGAGATGTGCTTCGTCTTCTTCCGTAAGAGGTTCGCGCATCATTTCGTCATCGCCGTCATCATTAAGGCGACATTCGCACCAGTGAATATCATCTTGCAGGCGTGTAACAAAGGATTCATATTCTTTGATTGCGTCGCCTTCTTTTTCCATATTTGCCGCGAGTTCCGACATATATTGCTGTAATTTATTGTGCATTTTAGCCCTCCGCTAGGTATAATATAACATACTTTTTTTTAAATTCCATAATCTTTTCGTAAATTTTTCTGAATCTCTTTACTAATACCGTTAATTGCATCGCGTTGTTCTTTCGGAGTCATGCGTTTGTAGGCATAAGAGCTGACAAGAGAATCAATTTTACGGTTGAACTGTTGTGTAAATCTTCGCTGTGCTTCTTCACGTTCACGTCCCGTCAATTTTGTCATCAATGCGCTGTTTTTAGCCAATTGATTACTTCTGCTCGACGAGCCAAGAGCCTTAGCGTTCTGAGCCATGGCCTTCTGAGCGCGTTTTGACATTCCCTCTTTTTTGCGGTCTTGCATTTCACGAGAGCCGACGCCGAATACATCAAGAATAACTGTTCCCCATGTGGTATCTGCTTTTGCTTCTTCAAAACCGACTGCCTGTAAAAGAGCAGCACCCTCGGGAGTTTCAAGAGCGTTTGAAACACTGATTGGTAAAAACATTTCTTTAAGAAAAGCATCAAGCGTCCATTCGTCCCCCATAAAAGTTTTGGGAGGATTTTTACTAGTTCCTGTCCAATAGTTAATCATATCATTTACACTTAAAATAGCACCGACCATTGGAGATGATTTACCGGTTAAAAATCTCAAAATCGTTTTCCCGGGGTCTTGTTTTTTAATAACACCTTCATTCGTTCGCGTAGTGCCGCTTCTGGCACGTTCTAACATTGTAAAGAAAGAAGCAACACCAAAAGTCTGGTCGACTACAAAATCACCAAATCTTGCCTGCATAAAACTTGAAGAACGAGGGTCATACCATTCTGCCCAATCTCTGTCTTCATCATCGACGAATAAGGCTCTTGACAATGCAGAAAAAACAACATTAAACAAAACAAGTTTTATAAAAGTCTTAGCACGCATAACATTTGCATCATATTCATTATGCTTGCCAAATAACAATGGTAAATATTTTGCGTCCGTAATTCTTTCAACACGGCTCCATAGCCAGCGCGGAGAAAACAGCGCAAAATTGGCAAATTTTTCTATTTCTGATTTTTTCCAAGGTACCATACCTCGTCCCGTTACTGAATTAATATAACCGCCGAATTGAGTCTGTTCAAGCAATCTTAATGCCGCAGCTTCATCTCCCTTCATGGACTTAGTAGCGTTTTCCAAAACTGAATCAAATAAATTTGCACGAGCATATTGCAAAGCTAGAGAATACGATTCATCACTAGCCTTAAAACCTCTGCCTACGACAGGAATATTCTGTATTGTCGAAGTCGGAAAGGCCTCCTCTGTAATGCCAATATCCAAACCAAATCTGGCATAATTACCATTCAGGGCGTTTTTACGCACAAAAAGAAGTGCTTTCATTGCGCGATTCTTTTCTGGGTTAAATAGTCCGTCCCAAAAAGCTTTCATGCCTATTTTCCAAGATGCTAATGTTGATTGAGGCCCAGCCAAAAAAGCTGTGGATAACTGGCGGCCAAATGAAACGTCATACGCCGCCTTAATAGACTTCATCGCACCAGTAATGCCATAAAAAAGTCGCATAAAACGATTACTACGGTTTTTTATTCCTTCCAATTTAAGAGCATCATAACAATCCTTAAACTCAAGTAATTTTATCCCCAAGCCCAAAGCTTCTGGAGAGGCCGGTTCTTTATCGTTATATTTTTTTAAATCTTTTGTATTCGCCTTAAAATCCTTCAAAGCCTGATTTGCTGTGTTAGCAACCTTCATAAGATTTGCCGCACTTTCAGAATCCAAGGAAAATCCGAGTTTTTTTCTAACCAAAAGCTCCATAAAGTTTTTATCATCTAACGAAAGAATATCTTTATAACCCGTTATAAGTTGCAATAAATCTTTGTTAGCACCTGTAGGACTACCAACACCCGCCCATGGCTTCCCCGGCTTTTTTGCATATTTCCTAACAGCTTCTCTTTGAGATTCAATAAGCATCTGATTTTCTACGCGAGAGGCATAAGTTTCAGCATCGGCGAGATAAGCATCTTTAGATTTTTGAGAGAGTTCCCCCATATTTTTTGTCAGAAAGTCATAAAAGAATTGGACGCGCGCTTCCGGTTTCATGCTGCGAAATCCATTCACTCCCCCAGCGCCTAAAAATGACGCTTTCAATGCCTTCATATCTTCCGGTCTAATGCAACTCATAAGACACACTCCCAACTATTAAATATATCTTCAATATTCCAATTATCGTCTGTTTCTTTTATTTGTTGTTCCAAAACTTTCATTTCTTCATCGAAGCGTTGTTTTTCTTTCCGAGAAAGCTTGTCATAGTTGTAATCAGAATTAATTGCATCAATTGCCCTAATCGCGTCAACTGTCCCGTCAAAACTTGTATAATCTTTCAGAGCCGCAAAATCACGGGCAATTTCCGTTGTCTGAGCCAATATTCCGGTTGCCTGAATCCTATCTGCCAAAATTGCGTCATTATTTGCTTTAGCATAATTTTCCAAAGCGCGAAACCATGTACCTTGTCTAATCTTGCTCTCTTTTTTGCCGGATAAAATATCAAGCGCAAACTCAACGCCTCCCGGTTCGTTTATAATTGCCTCAGCTTCAATTTGTTCATCTTTCAGGCTTTGGCGCGTATCCGTTTCAATCTCTGTGCCAAATTCACGGCTAAGACGCTGAGAGGCTTTTCTTTCAAAGAGTTCGGCACTCTGTTCAATCTTTTCGGAAAGAACTTTTGCATATTCTTTCCCGCCTTTTTCCATAGCATATTCATCTTCTGCCGCTTTACGAGCTTCGGCGCGAGCTTCCGAACGACGACCTTCTTCTTGAATTGCCCCTCTTTCTGCTATTTTTTCGTTCTGTGCCATGAAAGAATCGACTTCAGGGCGTAAATCTGCTTCTGCTAAAGCGTCATCATAAGCTATCGCCATTTGTCCCGACATCTTTTCATAAGCTTGCTTCATGATGTTATTAACAAAGTCCTGTCCGTCGCTTTTAACATAAACCTCAAAGCCGCGAGCAAACTTATCCACAGCGTCTACATTTAATGAAATATCATTCGGCCTCAGACCTATTCTGTTTTCAACTTCCTGCCACCACGGCCGCAAAAACTCCGGCATACGTCCCGAGCGATAGGATTTAAAATATCCTTCCAGCCATGACTCAGTAAAATCTCGCATAATCGTTTCAATAGTGGCATCAGGCTGAATAATTATATCCTTATAAGTCATTATGCCGGGAATTCTGTCTTTGTTTCTCAGCCTTCTCAGTTCGTTTTCCTGTTGAACTTCTGTCATTGCGTCAAAAGTTGACGTATCAAGTTTTCCTGATAGTCTTGCATATTCCTGCTGGCGCGGTGTCAGAGCGTCAAATTCAGCTTGGTCGAGTTGCGGAGCTTTTTCTTCTTCACGATAATTAACATTGCGAAGGTTATCCACACCCTCTCTCGTAATGTTATGCACAGCGTCCCAATTGATAGAGCCGTCAGTATTATACACACCGTAGCCCATATCTGCCAAAATCTCTACAGCGGAATCGCCGCGCTTGATTTTTCCATTAGCCCTAACCAAACGAGCAAATCCTACTTTGTCCTGATTAATGGCTGCCGGGTCAAGACCAATATCTTCTGCCGCTCCCGGCGTTAAATATCCCGCATGACGAATTTTTGTTGCAAAAGTCTGCTTATCCTGTCCTCTAAGTTTTTCCGCATAGACTTCTTTGTTCTTGGAGATTCTTTCTTCTCGAGTCATCGGCTTCGCTTTAGAAGCGTCAATTCCCATTTGAATATCTTTTAGGAAATTTTCTTCAATTTTTCTTTGCTTCGCCTGTCTTTCTCTTTCTTCGGCAACAGATGCCTCTACTGCGGATTTATCAAGACCTAAAGCGTCCGCCTTTTTCATAATTTCTTCATTCGACGGCACAGCAAGTTCTCTAAGCTTTAGCACCGGGCCGTCTGCCACTATTCTCCCAACAAGCGTATCCGTAATTGGTACGCCCTCGGATATAGCCATTCTGATAGATTCAGAAGCAGCATGTTTGGCAAATCTCTCCACGGCAGCCACTTCACTGTCATTCAGAGGTTCACCTTTGGCATATTCCCATGCTTTTGTTATTTCTGCCGCAGCATTTTCTCTCAAACGTCCTCGGTCATTATTGACATCTGTGCGGTCAACCAGTTCTTGATAAACATCTACAGTAATATTTTCCTCAATACGGTCATTTATTTCCTTAGCAAAGGCGCGCCCTTCTTTTTGCACCGTTTCAATCGGTTTTTCTGGGTGCAATCTTTTATTGGCTTCAACATAAATATTTTGCATTGCAGCGTCGGCTTTCATTCGGCTACCTTTATGTGTAGCTGCCCCTAACGCTCCCTGCAATCCTGAGCCTAAAACCCCTGATATAAGCCAATTCTCGGCATTGCCTACTAACTCTTGTGCATTAATATTACCCTTAAGATATTCATTCACATCAGCATACGCGCTCTGCGAAGCTTCTTGTGCAAAACCGTTAATAGCTTCTCGGACGAATGTTCCGCCAGCACCTTTAATAAAATTGCGCCCGAAACCCAGTTTCTTTTCAATCCAAAGCTGAGCCATGCTATTACCGAAATCGAGAAACATATCAGACCAGTTTCCCTCATATCCGTCTATGCTGCCGTTATTCTGCTTTGCATAAGCAAGCATATTATTATATGTCCCTTCACCAAAAGCGTCAGTTCCCATTTGAACATAAGCACCAACGCCGCCGGTTAAGAGGCCCACAAGCATTAATTCTCCGAGAGAGAGCGCACCTTCGGTAATACGCGCTGTCCACGTTTCCATATCCGCGACTTTTCCAGAAACAAGAGCCATGTTATTAGCCTTGATTCTCAGAGAATCATAGGCTTTATCTCTCATCTCAACGCCAAATTCATTACCGCTTACCTTAGAAACAACACCACCCAAAGAAATCAAAGCTCTATCGCCAATCATTGACATCTGGATTCCAGCTCTAGCCATAGAATCTCTGATAATATCCACAGTATCAGAGGTTTCTGTCGGAGCCATGCGCGCCATAAGTTCCTCTGTTGAAAAACCCGGGCTTAAGTTTCTTCTGTATTTAATCTCAGAAGTATTATAATAACCGTTGTCACCCTTAAAATCAGGGCTGGTTATAAGACGTTTAACTCTATCGGATACATAAAAAGAAATGTCGTTTTCTTGCGCTAGCAGTTCATTTCCTAAGCTTGTGTCAAAATTTGAGTCTACTTTCTGGACGTTCTGGCCGCCGACGACAATTTCATCACTCATTCCACTCTCCGAACTTTAGCATTTTAGTTAATCTTGAGGCATCAAGATTAGTGTTCATAACACGGCTATCTCTCCAAACAGGGCGATTGAAGCTATCACGTCCTTTATATTCATAAACGACGCCATCAATTTCCGCCGTGGCCGGTTCTTTACGTTCTAATTTAGCATCAAGAGCAGCTAAGTCAACAACATATCTATCAGCATACCATTCATTAACAGATTTTTTAAACATCTCTTGACGGGCCAAAACAATATCCTGAATTGTTGCGCCTTCATTTGCCATTCCTACAGCAACCATTTGGAACTGCGCTTGCGTCTGTTCCATTTTAGAGTCAAAAGAACTTCTTGACGGAGTTCCCAGAATGTTAACAGCAGGAATATTACGTTCATCACCCATTTCTGTACGCCCTAAAATAGTCGGCCTATTTTCATTTTTAACATAGATTGCCGTATTAGGGCCAGCCAGCGCGCTTCTCAGGCTTTGGATATAATCATCATTCGTCAAAGCCATAGAGCTAACGATATTTTTCATATTCCCTCGTTCATCTTCTGTAAGAGGAGCTTTGGACATATTGTGCAAAAATCTTATAGAAGCACCAATCCATTTATCAGAATTTCCTTTTTCATCACGCAAGGGTAATCTCGTCAGTTCATTAAACTCATTAAGGACATCAGCTCTTGTCTTAAAATCGCTCTCTGCCACTTGGCTGGTAATGGAGATATTATCCCAATATCCTTGGTAATCCTTATTAACATCTTCCCAATATTTTTTATCTTCCTCGGACATGGTGTCATCAAATACCGGAAATCCGTCAGGGCCAAACGATATTTTTTCAGCATCTCCGCCAAACATTGACATATTTCCGTTACGCCATTTTAAAGCGGCACCTTTTTCCAAACGTTTAGCCTGTTGTGCAAAATTGCTCTGTTCGAATATAGCCTGTGGATTATAGATTTCCATGTTAAGAGAAGCCTGTTCAATCTGAGCTTGCTGGACAGAGCGCAAAGAATTAAGAATTCTGGAGCTATAATCTTTATTAAGGTCTTTTTCAATAGACGAAACAAAGCCTTGACGCACATCTTCGAGGACCTTTTGTTGATTTTCTTCGGAAGAAACTGCGCTTATCTGCTCGTCTATATCATCTATTTTAGCTTGTATTTCCTTTTGAGCCTTTTTATTATCAGGAGAAGTCATTTTAGCCTGAACTTCAAGCTCTGCCCGCTGCTGGGATAATTTTTTCAATTCTCCACGAGCATATTTTTTCAATAAAACATCTGTTAAGTCAGCCCCGAGGAAATTCTTAAAAGTATCAGAACTAGCTAAAATATTAGAAACATATTCAGGATTAGTTCTGGCTAAACCTGATAAATTTGCAGCCTTTCCCTCTAATAAAATTGTTCTTTTCATCTCCTCTTTTTCTAAGGGCGTCAGATTCCTATCAAATTTTTTCTCAAGGGCAGAAATAACTTCTTTTGAATAATCATCAGTAAAGGCCTCACCAACCTCACCCAGTTGCTGCATTTTCTGTAAATATGAAGCGTGAATGGAATCAGCGTCCTGCATTTTTTCTTTTGTACGCTGTTCGCGACCGGCTTTAATATTAGCCAAGACACCTTTATTGATAATATCCTGTGCGCCTTGCGAAAATTCAGTTCGTGCGGAAGCCCATGTATCTTTTCCCGGAGCAAATCTTTTCATTAATTCAGAACCTTTGGCACGGAAAGCACGCTCAAATTCTCGACTACTGATATCCGTTCCTTTTTCCTTTGCACTCACAACAAAACGAGTAAGTTCTTGCTGGAGAGAACTTAAATTAGAACTCTTAACCCTGGTTAAGTCTTCCGCCGCCTCTTTTTTAATTGAAGCTGCCAATAATGAGGTAAGTCCCTTTTCACGGCTTTGCGTCATGCCCTGTTCCCAAATTTGGGCATAACGTTCATTTTCAATCATGCTTCCGTACTTTTCCTGCACTCCTGAATATATTTCTTGATATTTTTCTGGCGTCAAATCTCCAAACTGCTTTTCATAATCAGCCGTTTGCTGCATAATATCGCGTTTAATTTGTTCACCATACTTGTCTTCAAATTCTTCGCCGTATTTTTTAGCTTCTTTATCTTTACCCTCCTGATATGTGTTATATACGTTGGCCCCTCCTTTAATTAAACCCCTAATATCACCTATAGCAGCTGCAAGGTTTCCCTGTTTGGTTGCCTTACTATAATCTGGAGTATATTGTCTTGTGGAATCCCTTAAAATATTAACAGCCATTAAAATACTCCCGCAAATTTACGTTTTCCTTGAGTTTTCAGGTTTTTAATCTGAGTCATATATTGCATTGTCTGAAAATCAATATTGCTCTGTAAAACGCGCTGATTTTCATCTATAACATCTCTGGCACTTGTTCCCATGTCCGTAGACAAACCGCTTCTCCACATACTCATTTCATCATTCCAATATTGGTCTATCTTCTGTTGACGCAAAACAGCCAGATTGAACATAGCCTCTTGCTGGAGAGCGTGTCTTTGCGCTCTTACCTGTTTTCTTCCCGCAGAAACCTCTAAAATTCCCTGGATTGTTCCTAGTCCAAAATCTAGACCTGACAAAAATGTGTTTCCGTCCATTAGTTTTGGTTCCTATCAGATATTTCTCCTGCCGCTTCGATTGCCCTGATAACAAAAGACAATCCTTCGTCGGTCATGAAAATTAGTTGTTTATCATTTTCTGGTTCATCTGCAATATTAGCAATCAGAATACCGTTTTTCATGATTGGACTGGAATTATAGAAATAATTTCCTTTCCATTTCATTACATTTTCCAGTTTATCTATTCTTGAGCCAATTTTCAAGCTCATTGTGTCCATAACGTTTAATGCGATAGACCCCCACTCTTTTTTCCTCAAATAAGAGTGATTATCCTGAATAATCCCAATTTTTCTATATCCTAAACCATAAATCAAGTCATAAACAGGATTTTCAAAATTAAGAACTCCGTCTTCTCCTGAAGATACTTCCCCTAAATATCTACCGCTGTCGATAACCTGATAACTTTTATTCGGAATAATAATTTCAGGCCCGATTTTATATTGCGGGAACTGGAGTTTTGAAAAAGAAGTATTTACCCCCGGATTACCTTGTAGAATTTCAACTTTATAAACGAACTCAGCTTCTTTGTTGATAAGTTTTAAGTCATAGACTTCATCATCGTTGTCAAAGAAACGTAATACTTGCTGCATATAATCATCTAAAGGCGTATTTCCTAAACCGCTGGAGGACGTGATAATCGGAAGATGCCACGGGCCAGTTGGTAAATACATAACCACGACATCATCATAAGTTAACTTTTCCCATGTCGGTTCAACAGGTTCTACCGGTTCCTCGGGGTTCTCAGGCTCTGGAGGGTCAGGCGGCTCGGCTGTTGGGTCAGTTGTATTATCGTCTATAAGCGATTTATAGTAATCTGGAAAAATCGAGACAACAACATCTTTTGCATAGGCCTGTCCTTCCTCCCATTCTGGAGTAAGATTTTTCCAGTTACTCCCCGTATCTTGGGAAGGTTCCACTCTGTTATCGTTTACCAATGAAGTATAGAAAAAATTGTTTTCCGTAACAACTTCACCGATATTATATCCGTTTCTAATCGACGCCTGTGCATAAAGCAGAGAGTTGGTAAAATCGAAGTTCCAAATTTCAAATTTTTCAATCTTTGAAGACTTAATACTGTCTATAAAAGGCTGATTTTGAATGTTTTGCTTTGTTGCCTTATCACGCTGTTCGCTATTCATGTCAAAATCATCTGTATCAATCAGTTCTTTAACCGGATTAAAAATTTCTAAATTCCACGAACTATTACGTTGAATAACAGCCAAAATTCTTAACTCTCCGTTAGCTTGAATAACCGCCATGTCATAGATAAAACCGTCAGTTTCCAGAGGAAAAACTCCTACAACATTATATTCAGAATCATAGAGCAATGCAAAAAATTTGCCGTTTCCAAGTATTCCGTAGATTAAACGGTCATAAGTATCAGGATAAAAAATTCCTTGAATACCTGAGTTAAAATATGAATGGCCGAATTTAGTTACATCACTAACCTGATATTTATCAGCAATCAAATCAAACTGAATAGCGTAAATAGATTTTTGGTCTTTACTGATGTAAAACATAACGTTGTCTTTAATTGCGGGTGTTAATCCGGCAGAACGCTTATCTATTTTCAGCTTAAATTCCATATTGTTAGGGGCAATTGCAGTATTTCCTGATTGAATCGTCGCCATGCCTTCTTGGCTTTGTGCATAGAGAACTGTCCACCCACCATACAGGTCTGTAATTCGCGACTTCATCTGATTACAATCTGCAACAACCGGGCTTCCCGCATTAATTGTTGTGTCCGTATTAAAATCCTGCGGGTCATTAAAACGAGAAGCAATTACCCGGTTTTTGAACGAGGTAAATCCGCCAAACCATAGGCGGTTATCAAAGTGTCTTACGCAGGAAGGATATCCATGCAAATTCCAAATATTGGGGGTTTTTTCAGGCGTAAAATTCCCATAAGTGAACGCCCCGTTATTATATTTAATTTGATACGGTTGTTTTTTATTTACAGTCAAAACCAGTTGATTTTCATCTTGTGAATATTTAATTATACTCAAATCACTCAATGAAAACGGAGAATTATTAACGACAAAAGGTGTCTGGTTAGCAGGCAGAAACTCCACGCCATAAGCAGGTTGATTATTCGCAGAACCATTTTCATCTGAAATAAACAATTCCAGACGATAGCCTAGATTAAGACCAGTAACGACTCCGGCAAAGAAAATTCTCCAAAAACGATGTTTGCTATAGTCTTCCGAAACATTACGCGCCCGATAAACAAGCGAGTTCTCAGATTCAACACCAAAACGTTTAATATAAGAAGTTGTCCTATATTCAGTACCTGCACCATACGGATTACTCTGTTCTGTGGCGACCGGCGTCCATGTAACATTATCGTCTGAATACTGGAAGACAGGCTTAACCCAACCTTTATGGATAGCCCACGGGTTACGCCCCGAAGAAACAAAATAAACAAATCTTATTACGACACTTTCCATAGAAACTGGGACTGAACTATTTGTCAGATAAAGGAAGGCGTCCATTCCGGCTGTCGGATTGGTTGTACAAAGTGTACCTTTGTTGTAATAAGAAAAACCTGCACGATTGCACATTTTGAAAGCTTGTGAAGGGGTCGTCGCGCGACTAAATCCTACAGTCCAATTTCCATTGGTGTTGCTACCCCACCCAGTGCTAGGCCAGTATGGTCTATCTCCCGTGAAAACGTTATAGGTTGAAGCTTCAAATTTATCGTTAAATTTATACCCTGCATATTTGCCTTCCTGAAAAAGCAATGCTATATCATCGTCGTTGATACGAAAAGGTATAATTTTAGCAGGCCCGTCAAGGTCTGCGAGGTGACGGATTCCCGGACGCGTTTTTATTTCGCGTAACGGTGAGCTGATAACATTTCTGGCATACACCAAACCGCGAGAACTAATATCGCTCTCGACGGCCTGATATTCGCGGTCATATTGCCCCGCGGAAAAATCTCTTTTTGAAAAATATTTCTGTACTGCCATTTATTACCTCAACGTAACGGGAAAGGCCATTTTTTCTTCCAAATATCTTTATAGCGTCTTTTCAATCTAACCCTTTGAGCGTTTAATCCACCGGATTCCGCTCGTTTTCTATCTCTCAGAGCAATTGCCTGCTGGAATTTTCCGCTGTCAGAAAGATAGACAGCAAGTTCGGGAGCAAGCTCGTAGGGGAACAAAACCTGAAATTCTGGCGACCAAAGCCCGGTCTGTTCCACCAATCGGATATAGGTTATTTCAACAAAATCGCCATTTAACGGATAATCAGATTGGATTGTACCGCCAATCTCATGGATATCATCTCCGCACTGGTTATTGACGGTTAAAATTTTCAGAGATTCCGCCGGAATCTTAAAAGACCCGTCTGGAGAACGGGGGATTTTTACAGGGTTTGGAGTAATTGCAAATGTCGGCATATAGAGGGCGAGAGAGTAAATCAACGTAGGTCTGTAGACCTCAGCGCATCTCTGCTCCCATACATTGTCAGGAGAAGGATTTTCAATGTTTGATACGTCAGCCTCAATACCCAAGAGAGCTAAAGCGCGGCGACATAATGAAACAGGGGTTTGGTTAAACATTGCATCTCCAAAAAAAGAAAGGGGAGGAGGTTAATCCTCCCCAGTTTTTTACGCGGGCATCGTTTCATTCAGAAGCAGAACACGCTGGCCGAGTTTTCTCATAAACCCGACGCGATATTCAGCAACCATGATTCTTTCATCAACATAACCGCCGTTCTGAGTGGGGTTTTCGTTGATGTAAAGTTTCATATCTTCGACAACGGCAGCCAGAGCATCAGGCATCAAGACGATACCGGAGCGAGTTCCTTCGTTGACGGGCAGAATTTCATCGCCCGCAGTCCAAGAAACGTTGGCAGTCTTACCAGCGACGACTTCGACGTTAATGGTGTCGAGCAGTTTTTCAGTCAGAACCGCATTTTTGTTGAACGAATTGTACAGGCGGTTGATGACAGAATCGATGTTCAGGTAAGCCGTGTTGATAGTCGGAGAAATGAAGGCATAAGCCTTGCGAATGTCCTCAATCTGGAACTTCTGAGCCAACAGGGTTTCAAAGATTTCCTGGAATTTGGCACGAGTCCAACCAGCAGTACCGTCAATGGTGATAACACCGTCGTTAGCAGCACTTACGGAAGTTCCGGCAGACTGCGGAGAACCGGTCAAGACCGGACCAGCAGCGGCGGCCAAAGCTCCGCGATAAATTTCCGTGCGAACAGCACCGGCCAGCAACTGGCTAACCGCAGAAAACGGGTCATCAATAGCGGCCTGAGTGATTTCCCATTCGCGGTCAATGCGAATCGGTTTGTACATGGTTACCCAAGTCAGACGACGACCGGAATAAACCAAATCCTCCCATTCAGCAGCCTGAATCTGCTGGTGCCGTGTGGTTTTCTGCAAGAAGGGTTTGAGGTCAGCAATTTCGTTGAACTGCCGTGAAGCCTTTACTTCTTCGGCAGATTTGAGGTCCAAAAGACCTCCGCGCAGCAGAGCATCATTTTTGAACTGCTGGCGAATGGTGTAAACAGGGTTAAACGATAAACCCATGTTTGTTAAATTCGTAGCCATTGTTAAAAACTCCTATCAAAGGTCAATCAAAAAAATCTATCATTTCGCACGGATAGGAGATTTGCGTATCTCTCTCGGCTGGCTTTTTGCGGCGAGAAGCTTGAAACTCGTTTCATGTTCGGGGTTCTGATTCGCGGTCAGAAGTATCCTTCGCATGGTTATAAAATAACACCAAAAATTTTTTTTGCAAGCATTTTATTCACCGGTGAATTATTTTCTTGACTTTAATTTTTCCCGTAATAGGATTACTAATTGTTAGTGAACAAAACAGGAGCAAAAGATGAAGTTAACTAAACAGGAATTAACACATATGTATCAAACTATGGGAACAGTTGAAATAGCTGAAAACCTTGGAATTTCTAGGACAACACTTTACAAATATCTGAGATTTTTCAAAATAAAGCTAAGGGGTCCCGGGAAAAACAGGGTTGGGAAAACAAAAATTAAACTGGAGAAATAACATGAAAAAAATTCAACGCGAAGGATATCCTTTTGAGTTGGTTGAAACATCGGTAGAATCTTTTAAGCCGATTAGAGATTCTAAAGGACGCTGGAGATACCAAGATGTTTTACAGTACCTCGTCAGAGTAATACCGCAGCACTCAAGGGACTTTGGCTTTGTCCTCTCGTTGGCATCATACGCCACAGAGAAAAACGGTCTAACTAAACGTCAATCTGAAGTGGCCGATAAAATCATTAAATACTACGAACAAGAAGGGACAATCTAATGAATTATGAAAAATTTATGTTTTACCCGGGATTTTTGGAGGCGATACAGTCCCTACCTAAAGAGGAATGGGCTGAAGCTTGTTTAGCTTTTTGCACTTTTGGAGTTACCGGGGAGCTTCCAGAGGACCGAGCCTTGAGAATGTTCTGCATTGGCGTCCGCGCAAGCGTTCAAAAATTTCAAAACCGTGGCGGAAATAATAATCCAGACGGAAAAAACCAATACCAAAAGATAAAAGGCGATAAAAATAACGACATTGATTACGATGACACTGAAAACGATGACGAGTTAGAAGGTGGTCAAAGTGGTCAAAGTGGTCAAAGTGGTCAAAGTGGTCAAAGTGGTCAAAGTGGTCAAAGTGGTCAAAGTGGTCAAAGTGGTCAAAGTGGTCAAACACATACAAACATAAACATAAACATAAAAAATAGAACTGAAGCGGAAGCTGAAGCGAAAGCGGAAGCTGAAGCGGAAGCTGAAACTTGTAAATCCTCTCTACGTTCGGATTTACCTTCTCTAGAGAGAGGGGAAAATAATTTTTCAAACGATGAAGAAGAAAATCCTCTTTTTTGCCTAGCAGAAAAAAAACCAGAAATTCTCATCCAGCTCAAAAATCCTGAAAGCAGTATCAGCCAGTTCATCAAAGACGGTTCTTGCTATGAAGATTTGACGGCCGAGGAAAGAGCCTTTGTAGACAAAAAAAGTGTCAGAGATTTGTGTCTGTGGAATAAAGAAACAAAGCAGGTGAAGTCGATACGATTTGTTAAACCAACAGTAGAACAAGTTGAAGCATATTGCCAAGAAAAAGATTACAACCTAGACGCACAAAACTTCATAGATTTTTATGAAAGCAAAGGTTGGAAAATAGGAACAAGTCCGATGAAAAATTGGCAGGCTGCTGTCAGAACTTGGGTAAGAAGAAACAGTCAAAAAAATGACATAGGAGATACAATTCCATGGTAAAATATTACAATAAAATTCCTAAAAGATTTGAGGACGCCTCTTTTGAAAAATCGACATTCGGGCCGCAGTTTTTGCCAGCGATAGAATATGTTAACAATCTCGATAAACAGCAAGGAAACCTTATACTTCAAGGGGGGTGCGGAATTGGTAAAACCCACTTTGCATATTGCGTTGTCAGAAAGTTCTCTACCTATAGAGAAAAATGGTCTAGCGGACAATTTTGCGGTCTTTATGAAAGCGAGAAGGTTTTGTATGTAACAATCAAAGAAATCATTGATGATATCCGCAGAAAGTTCCGTGGCGAAGAACCGTATTACGACTATTCAAAAGTACCACTTCTAATTGTTGAGGAAATTGGCGTCCAATATGGTACGGACTCAGAAAGAGTTGAACTTTATCAGGTTTTCAATCAACGTTGGGAAGACTTGTTACCCACGATTTGCATCAGCAATTTGAAGAAAAACAGCTCTGAGAAAAAGCCTTCTTTAGACAAAATTCTGGGGGCGAGAATATGCGATAGATTATTCGACAAAGCTGTTTATCTTGAAATATCCGGTGGAAGTTTACGAAAAGAAAGCGAAACACATTGTGGATAACTCTGTGGAAAAGTTTTTTTTCAAAAAGGGTGTCATTGTTTGTTTCGAGTGTGATATGTTTATTTTTGTGAGGGGAATAAGACATGAAAATAAAGCCTAAAGAAATATGGAGAGCGCACAAAATATTCGGCTCAATTACTGTTGAAGTTGTGCGCGTTAATGATAAAACTGTCGTTATCAAGAAAAATACTTTCAGCGATAACGGGGCAATAGGAAGCGCCCAGCAAGTTCTTTTGAAGGACATATTCTTGAAAAACTTTAAAAAGAGTTTAACTGCATGAAAAAGTACCCTGTGTATAAGTTGAAATCTGAATATGGGAGGGGATATTATAAAAAAGTTGGAACTGTGGATAACTTGGTAATACTTTTGCCATATCACCAGTTCCAGTACCCTCTAAATCGTATGATTACGAAAGAAGATTTTGATGAGTGCCTAACTTTTGTTGATGAAGGAGAAGCTGAAAATGAATCAATGTGAACAAATTATTGAATATCTTAAGACGAATACATGGATTGACCCTATGACTGCATTGCGTGAAATAGGCACAATGAAATTGGCGACACGCATATCTGAATTGAAAGAGCGTGGCTATAATTTCAAAGATGAAGTCGTCTATTACCAAAATTACTTGGGACAAGAGAAGCATTATAAACGTTATAGCCTGAAAGACAAAGAAAATGATTAAAAAGATGCTTTATTTTGTATATAGAAAAGCTTTCAAAGAAGGCTTAAGACTCGGAATTGCGTTAGGGAGAAAAATGAAAAGATGAAACCTAAGTTTTATTTCGATATTCAACAACACATTTTCGACCCTATGGATAAATTTAATTTCCAAACAAGCCCTGAGTGGTTAGAATTGAGAGCTAATAGGCTTACGGCATCTTTTGCAAGTGAACTTCTTGCTAAAGGGAAATCATCGGACGGTCTAGGTAAATCCATAAAAAAAAGGCTTGCTAAACGGTTAATGCAGAAATGGACTGGGTGGGTGGACGATGAATCTGTGTCGTGGCAAGACAAAGAAGCCGTTTTAAGAGGCATACAGTACGAATCTGAGGCTCTTGAGTGGTACCAGCTCACAACAGGGAGAAATACCGTTCCCTGCGGCTTTGTAGAGCGAGGAAAGTACCTTGGCTGCTCTCCAGATAGTTTTGTCGTTGACGGAGAAGGTATCGCAATGGCTCAGATTAAAATTCCGATGCCGGGAAACTTTATTGATGCAATAATGGATTATTCAGAGTATATTTCACAAATCGAAATGGAGCTTTTTGTCTGCGATTTGGAGAAATCTGATTTGGTTATTTATAGCCCAGAACTTAAAACCGGAAAAATTATTCCAGTTCGTAGAAACAGAGATACAGACAGAGAAATATTGTCTAAGATGAAAGCCGCTGTTCGCTTTCAGAGAGAAGTTACAAAAGAAATTAATAGATTGAGAGGTGAAAATGACAGTAATTGCCTTGAATAAAAGAAGTAAATTCTATAAAGGTGAAACCAAAACCGAAGTGAAACAATTAATCAGAGCTGCGAAAAAAGATATACGCAACTATGATTTAGTATATATCTACGAGGGTATGAGTCGAAAACCATATTCTTCTGGATACCAAGAAGCCCACCGAAGGGCAGCATTGGCATATTATTATCGTAATAAATCAACCGGTCGTCCACGCGGACGCCCCTTAAAAGAGGATTAAAAATGTGTAAAGAAGATGTTGAAATCGCAGAAGATTCACTCTACGAACAAAGAGTAGAGGAATTGAAGGAAATCTCTAAATCAATCTTGATGTTAATCAAAGAGGGAATGTTATCCCCAGATGATGAAAAAAGATTGGAGTTGCTTACCAAAAGAGAAGCTTCCTTGCAAGAATATGTTAAAAAATTTATGATTGTTAACTTTGATTATGGAGATGAAGACGATGACTAATGATGTAGGTGGAATTGCTGCTGATAGACTTTTGAGTATTGTAGAGCGCATAGAACATCTTGAAGAAGAAAAAAATGCTATTTCTTCTGATATTACTGATGTGTATGCCGAAGCCAAGTCAGCCGGATTTGATGTTAAAATTTTGCGGGAGGTTATCAAACTTCGCAAAAAGAACGTCGCTGAACGTGACGAACATGAACTGTTGTTGGAAACGTATTTAAAAGCTTTGGATATGTAGGAGAATAAAAATGTGGGTCGCGGTTATTGCTTATTTTTTAATTGGAATTTATCTGACTGAAATCGCAATGGAAGGATTGAAACGTATATACACAAAAACATATCAGATTGTTGCGGCAAGATTAATCCTGTATGTAACATCTGTCCCTATGTTTGTTATACTCCATATCGTCATGTGGTTTTGCGGGGAAGAAGACAATGAGGAATAGGCTTTGTTCTACGGCCCACAATTCTCTGGAAAACGAAGATGAAGGGCAAATAGACCTTGAAGATTATTTAAAATCAAAAAAAGGTGTCATTGTTGTAATGAGTCATGGTATTATTAAGGAATAAGGAGGGAAGAATGATATTAAACACTAAAGAAGATTTTGAAAAAGCCATATTGAGCGGCGAAGAAATTAAACATAAAACCGTCTTTTACACAGGCGAACTTTCAGAGAAACCTGCCAATCCGGCAATCGGTGCTTTTGACAAAAAACTTGGAGTCTATGCCGGAGAATTACGCGGGCAGCAGGTATGGGTCGCTCTAAAAGATGGCCCGAAACAAATGACTTGGGAAAAGGCTAAAGAATGGTGTGACAAGCAGGGTGGACATCTGCCAAGCATTGGTGAATTAACCGTTGCTTATCTGAATAAGGAAGCTGTCAACAAAGCTCTTGTTGAACATGGTGGCAAGCCTTTCAAAGAAGATGATTACTATTGGTCCTCCTCTGAGTATGATCTTTACAATTCATGGGTACTCTATATGGGGAGTGGCATTAGGGGCAGCAACGATAAGAATGGCAGTTACTACGAGCGTTGTTTCCAGCTTGTAGAAAATTGCTTTTAACTCTTTAACTCTTTAGCGATTTAACAAGTGGTGCCGAGGGGGTTGAAATAGTCGCTTGGAAGGGTTGCTCCCTTCTGCTCAATCGAAGTCGCTGTCGATATACTTGGTTAAATGATAGATGAAATCCTAGTTAGCTATCAGCCACATCTTATGAAAAGGAAAAAATAAAATGTCTATAGCATGGAAAAAATATCCCGACAAATTTCCCACGGGAGAAGAATGTATCGCATTGTACGAGGTCTGGCCAGTAGGCTCATGTTATGTGCCTGTCAACGAGTTTGATAGAGGGGTGAAGAAGTGGATTACACTTAAAGAATTAAATCACTATTACGGTCTTACCGATTGGACAGCAGAAGACCACTGCAAAGCTTTGAATTAGAGGATAAGATATGAAAATATTAAATTTATATTCAGGGATTGGAGGCAACCGAAAGCTCTGGGGAAATAAACATAGTATAACCTCCGTAGAGCGAGACCCTGAAATAGCTGATGTATATCAGAAACTGTACCCCAAAGATACAGTCATAGTCGGAGAAGCTTGTAAATATCTTCAAGAACATTTTAGCGAATTTGATTTCATTTGGGCAAGCCCTCCCTGCCAAAGTCATGGACAATATCGCCATAATGTGGGTGTATTAGGAAAAGGTTTCTCCCCAGTTATTCCTGATATGAGCCTCTATGCAATTATTGTTTTCTTAAAGACATACTTTAAGGGAAATTGGTGTGTTGAAAATGTGGTTCCTTACTATACGCCCCTTATTAAGCCGACGGCAATTATACAGCGTCATTTGTTTTGGGCTAGCAAAGATATAACGCCTAAGGATTTTCCCAAAGACGCAATCAGAACAAAAAACAAAATATCAGATTTTGAGGATTATGAGGCGATATCGTACAGTAAAATAAAAAATAAGAGGCAGGTTTTAAGAAATTGTGTTCTTCCTGAATTAGGGAAATATCTTTTAGAGGAGTTAACAAAATGAGTGATTGGCATGATGTTGAAAATAATTTGGCTTTTCCTCCACGGGAAAACATTACAAGTAACAATTTGACAGATAAGTGGAAAGCAGGAAAGCTTAACCACGGGTGGTATTGGGTAAAAACTGTGTATGGTTTTGTTAAGCCAGTATACTACCTAATAACTAGAGCTAAAGGGGAGTTGGTTAAAGGGTTTGCAGAGGAACCAGAAGATAGAGTTGAGGAAGTTCTTGCTCGTTGTGATTACGACCATTTTGTTGAACTCACCCAAAAGGTCGAACGCTTAAGAGATGAAAACGACGACCTCAAACGGAAGAATAGCGATTTATTAGCATTAATTAGCGAAGGAAACACAGTAATAAACAATCTTCGTCAGCTTTTTGAAGAACAGGAGGAAGAACTTAAAACTTTAAAAATGCTAGAATTGCCTATTGCTAGCGATGACGTTTTATCCGAATGTCGCGACCTTTTAGATAGCAAAAACAAGGAGCTGGAATCTGCCCATTGGTATCAGACTATCCAGAACGAAGATATCGCAAAGCTCCGCCAATTGCTTAAGGAGTGCCAAAAGGTTTTATCATATTATGGTAACTCAAATTTACCATGCGATTGTTCTAGCAACATACATTATGATAATCAAACAGCCTTAAATCTTTTAACTAGGATAAACGAGGTGATTAAATGAGAGAAGAAGGCGGAAAGATTATTCCAGAAGTCGGAGATGTGTGGTTTAACGAACAAAGCAAACAAAAGTTTGTTGTCTTAGATTTTAACCCAACAAGTAATGATTTTATTGCCTATAATCTAAAAACAAAAACTATGAGATTGTTTGACGCGTCAACCCCTGTGCCGAGTCAATTTAAATATCTCGGCCGAAGCAAGGCAACCATTAACCAACTGTTTGAGGTGGAATGATGAAAAAATTAAAAACTATAATGGTTATGAATGGCGCTAAAGCGTTATTGTGGGAAGCTCTTATAGATTATCATTTTTCAGACGATGACGAGAGTAGGATATTAAGATGTATCAACGACTTAGAAATTTGTGTAAAAGAAATTACCGAAAATGATATGCAAGCCGAGATTGATAGGCTTAGAGAGGCCTTGCAAAATATTATAAACGCAACAAATTTGTGGCTTCCTAAAGGTGGGTTAAAAGTAGATACGCCTTACATGATGAATATGAGAGCGTTGAATAAAATTGCAGAAGAAGCCTTAAACGGCGAAAGCGAGGGGAAATGATTATTGAGTTTTTTGTTGTTATCTCTGCAATAGTTGATATTCTTAAAAGAAACAAACTAGACAGCAGGTATGGGTATTATTGTTTAGCAGGTTTATCCGAGATGATTTTATTCGATAGTGTTGTTCTTTGTATAATTTTTGCAGGAGTTTAAGAAAATGCTTAAAGAAGGACAGATAAGAAAAGACGAGGTTGGAAATATTTATTGTATTTCTCGTTATTATGGTGAATACAACAATGATGTTATTTATATTGACGGTATAGTATCTCCATTTATAAGTAGAAACTCGTTGGAAAGAAGCGAGCTAATTGCCGAATACCCGACTTGGCAAGAGGCTGTTAATTCTAAGGAGTTTAAGGAATGAGTATTTGTCAAAATTGTATTCACTATGAAGCGCCAACCGACGACGACCCAAGAGAAAGTTGTAATATCGCGCCTGAAAGTGTCGCTTATGAAATGGCAATCCCTTGTTGGGCTTGTACCGTGCTTATCGACAGCTCTCAAATTATCCGTTGTGAAGAATATAAGGAGGTCGTTGATGAGCATATTTAAGAGTTTAGTAACCTTGGCCTCAACTCCAATCAGGTGTTTAGGTGAGATTGGAAAAGATTTATCAAGCTTGACAGATTGCCGGAAAGACGAAACGGACGGTATTTTATCAATTGCAACTCTGGGAACTTCAAGCGTTGTCAAAGGTGTTGTAAAGTCAATTAAAAAGGCCGGGGAGGATTTAGATGATTAAGAAAATGGTTGAGTGGCTGCTTGACGCAATAGTTGTTTCGTTTTTGTGTGCTTTGTCTATAGCGTTACTTATTTTTGCATTAATATTTTTCCCATTTAGGAGGGTTAAATTATTCCTTGCAAAGAAAGTAATGAAACTAATGGATACTGCTGACTATTTTTTATTGGAGGAGATTTAATGATTAGGCGTATTCTTTGTTTGCTTGGGTGGCACGAGTGGATTTTGATTATAAAATTTACATGGTCGAAACGGCTTAATGATTTTGAAACTATAGGCCGTAATAAGATGTGTAAGCATTGTGGAAAGGTTAAAAAATGAAACAGGCACATCAATTTGAACACGGAGCGACAAAAGAAAATTTCGATTTGTTGGCGGATTTTATGGACAAGCACAATTTCAGTTGTTCAGATTTTCTTGCGGTAGTTTGCGCCAAACTACTTGGCTATCCGCAAAACGAAGTTGAAACTAAGTTAATGGTCGTCGGCCACGAATTTAAGATAAGGATTGAAAAGAAATGACAATAAAAACAGGCTGTCAGTGCTTCACTTGTCGCCATAAAGACGACCCGCGCTTGGTAAAAGCCTATTGTGTGGGATATGCCGAGGCTTGCGAGTGGTTTCTAAATTGGGCAAAAGAACAAAAGATTCCTATAGGAAGCATAAGCGACGACGATTTAAGCGGAATTTATGCTCAAATCAAGTGCAATTATACAATGAATAACAGTTATATGTCGGATTTACCAGATATTGAGGAGTAAAAAGCGTAATGACGCCCAAACAATACAAAAAAGAATGCTTAAGAACAGAAAATGTGGACTTATTCAACGAAAATATCAGCTATGGAGGTATTAGACTGCTTCACGCGGCACTGGGAATGGTAACAGAGGCCTCAGAATTTGCGGATATTCTTAAAAAGGGATTATTTTATGGCCGGGAAATAGACCAAGTACACGCAAAAAAGGAACTTGGTGACATATTATGGTATATAGCTATAGCCTGTGACGTTTTTGAAACAAGTTTTGAGGAGCTTTTCACTCTAAACATCACGAAACTCCGCGCCCGTTATCCGGACAAGTTCACGGCAGAGAGAGCAAACAACCGAGCGGAAGGTGACATATAAGAGGAACAGGCAGCAAGCACATGGCTGTAGCATACACCTTATTAATAGAGTGTAGTTTTGCCGAACAGAGTTACAGCCCATGCGCTGCCGATTCGCTTTTTATACAATAAAAAATATTATGCGACAAATTACCAGAGCTATACTACCACACTTGCCAAAGTACGCACAGTAATAAATGAAATAAATAAATCCCCCTTTGAGTATCTGCATACTTGATTTATTTATATGCTGCCAGCACCTACAAAGGGGTAGGGTGGGTATATTTGGAAAAGTGACCCCCGGGGGACCCTTTTTGAGATAGCGAGGGGCGGAGTGGAACGGGGGAGCGCGTATATATTTTAAGCCCGTACAGAGGAATTTGAAAATTTTATGAGGGATTTATCATTTTTATTCAAAAAACCTCTCTACGGGCAAATTTTATCGGTTATTTTTCGTTTTAGTACGAATTTTAGGACTGGAATATACTTGAAGTGCATATTCTGGTGGGCAGCCGATGATTTTCGACCATTTTATCAGAGTAGGAAGTGTGATTGTTCGCCGTCCGTTTTCCAAATCTGAAAAATATTGTGGTGAAACTCCCAAATCACCCGCAACAGTATAGGCAGTGATATTATGTTTCTCTCTCCACTTACGAAGACAACTTCCGATTGAGGTATAAAGTTCATACATTTTAAAATAACTCCCTTAGAATTATGTACCCCTCACAAGTGTAAAATAAAATTATTTTTGGGCTTGTCAAGTATTTTTTTCAGAAATTTTAGGCAAAATATACATACTTTAAGGTATATAAATTATCGGAAAATAAAAAATTGGCAATAAATTGGCATAAAATTTGCATTA